GAGTTGGTTATCGGGCTAACAAACGTATTAACCACTCCAGACCAGTTGCTTCCATTAATTGAAGTGAATGCCGTTGTTGCCGAAACTCCCCTAGTAACCAAAATAAACCCAGACGTTCCAGCTACTGCATTTAACGGCGTGCCGAGATCAATCGAAGCTGTGTTTGCGGTTTGTTCAAAAGTAAAGTTTGTTGAATTTGCAAAGTTGTCTTGACCGCTTACCCAGACTGCAGGCGCTAGCTTGATCACATCTTCTGGATTTACTGGTGGAATCTGCGCCGTTGGTACGAGACCTGTCGCATCCAAACTTGCAAATCCGTTGGCAACACCTCTTGTACTGCTCAGGCCAGATGGCGTGACCGATCTGACTGCATCAGTAAGAGCCAGTGTTTCTGCGCCAGTTGCAAACTCGACAATTCCCTTAACCGTAGTGCTTGCACCCTGAATAAGGCCCGCATCGTCTAAGTCCGGTATTCGGGCAACTGGAATTTTGGCGCTCGCGTCTAGATCGCATAAGCCATTCGCAACTCCACGGACAGATCCAATACCTTTTGCTGTTACTGCGTTAATATCATTTGCATTTGAGGGGCTGCTAATTCCTGCAACCTCTGCGGCAGTTGCTAGCTGAATAATGCCTTTTTGTGTTTCGCTGGCTTCAGGAAGCACCCCATCAGCAAAAGTGACAGAACCTTCAATTGTTCCATTGATTAAAACTTCGTTGGTAAGTTCGGTGCGTTGTGGAGATTGCAGAAGTTGCGTGACACTTAAAGTTTCAAAATCAGTGGGAGTAGCAGGGAAATCAGGGTCTCCAGCTAAAGCCCCTAGACCGGCAATTTCGCTATTTACGGTCTGATTTGTACCAAGGTCCGTAATTACGTTTCCTTGCACAAGTAGGCCGTCTTCGTTGAAGCCTGTGTTGTAGCAGCGCCCACCAAGCAGATTTACAGCAAAGTAGTCAATTTTGTTTTGTTGGCTAAGCGGCTTAGTCTGGTACTTAGGTAAAGCTTTAGAGTAGTTTCCGTAGCCCACAAATTCATACGCATGGGCAAACGCACGAATTAAGCTGGGACGATTAAACTCAAGTTCCCAATTTACTCTGGAGTTAAGTTTTCCAGCGGGTGAAGGACTTGAAACATCTGCTGGGTTCCAATCCCTTAAACTAGCCGTATCTTGTGCTTCAAGAATTGTCCCTGATAACGTCCCATTATCGTGGATACCAATGTCTTGGTTGCTGTAGCCCAAAGCCCTCATTAAGAAGGATACACCCTGAAAGTCCGTGGTGCTTCTTACTTGATCCAAAATTAAAGCGTTAGTTGATTGATTTACACCTAAATCTGTGCTTGTAGGGCTGTTTGATAAGTCATTGTCTAGTGTTAGAACTGCGCCTGAAGAAACCCGCAAAAGCTCTACGCCCCTAGCGTTTGGCAGCATAGGCAAGCTTTCTTCAAAGGTATCAGAAGAGAAAGAATTAAATCTTTTATTTCTTTTACTTCTAAAAACTCTGCCATCCTCTACTACAGGACTGCCAACCCTGTAATACGTTGAAGAGTTAAATGTAGTAGCAGAATCTCCGGGTCTTATTACAATTTTGTAAACGTTGCTGCCAAAACTTGTTTCTGCATCTTTTGAATTAGAGACGATAAAAACTTCGTTCGTACCATTGGTTGGATCTAGTTGCCCGTTTAAAGAAGTTCTCTCCCCTAACCTTAAAATGTAGTTTCCTACGGGTCTACGGCTAGAAGCAGAGCCAGATACAATTAATGAATATTCCCGCTCTTCAGGTTTTCTGGTATCAGTAAGCCTGCGAATGTAAACACGATTGCCCGCAAGCGTGGCATTAGTGATAGTCGATATATTGTTTATTGCTTCATCATTTGATGCAACAACGGTAATTTGCGTGCTACTTACGTTCGCATCAAATGGAACAGATGCTAGCTTTGCTCTAACGTCAATTGCTTCTTCTGTTCCCGCACCAGGGCCTTCAGTACGGCTGCTGTTTTCAATCCAAATATAGTCTCCTGCTTTAAGGCTATACCCGTTATTGGCAAAGGCAAACTCAGGATCAAAAGCTACTTCTAAATTAATTTTTCCTGTAACACTGTCGTAACCGGCAGAGGAAACGTTACCAATACCAATCCTTCGGATGTTACTTCCATCTGTTTTTACTTTTAAAGGTCTGCGAACACGAAGAGCTTGGAAATCTTTGTCTTGCTCAAACGCACCTCCGCTCGTCCCAATTCCCCGGAATCCACTACTCAATAAAGCGGTTAAACCAAAATTACTGTTACTGTTTGTAATGGTACACTCGCCGCCGGAAGCTGTCCAATGGTGAACTGATGAACCGATAACAAAGCAACTAACTTCCTGAGTCAGAGCACTGTTAATTACCTTGAAGCCGAAACTCCTGTAATCAGTTTCGTAGCAGCCAGTGCTTGTAGAAAAATTACCCGCAATTCGAGACCTTAGGTCATTGCTGTCTGCAGTTAGGTATGAACTGTATTTTTGGTCATTGTCTGCGCCCGCAGGAAGCTGCCAAGTAGTGCCATTGTAAATCTGCCAAGCGTCCATGTCTCGCTGCAAACTTACAATTGTAAACTGGGCCACTACCATGGATTTCAGGCCAGTAGTAAGCGCACCATCTAGATACATGCCTGAAAAACCGTAGTTGCTTCTTAGGCTGCAGTTGAAGACATAACCAGAACTTCCATTTACCGAATCCGTTGCCGATCCGGCTGCGTCGGGATAAACCGTGGTTATTTGGGTCTCGCCCGGATTTATAACTTCAATGTCAGATGGAGTAAGGTTAAATACTGTCGCAATTTTTTGGTAGTAAGCTGTTAGGTCAGCCTCTGAGCAAAATGAAAACGCAGAAAGAAGGTGGTGCGAACTTGAAAAAGTAAGCGAATCTTTAAAAGTAAAGTTAAAAAAGAAAGATCCACCGGTCGTCTTAAAAACACTGCCTCTTCCTGTTACAGGATTTCCTGTTGGCGATGGGACATTGGCTGGGCGTATAACGCTTTTACGCAGGTCCGCACCAATAATTGAAACACCCCGAGGAAGGATGACTCCCATATCAGAAGAATTGAAAGCCCGCAGGTCTTCGTCCGTTGGGTCGTAACTATCAGGCCACTGGCTTACAGTTAGCCCTGTACTTGGAGCGTTGTCTACTACATACTCGCTAGACGCAACTTTAATTACAACTCGGTCGTATAAATCGTTGCCCGCTCCAGGTTTAATCGAAAGCTTTGCTGCCTCAATCAACGCCCTGTTAAGAGTTTTAAAAGGTGCGCTTACTGAATATCCTGATGTAAGCTGCTGGTTTGTAAGCGGTGGCGTAACCGTATTGTCTGCAATACCTGCAACAAATTTGTCCGATCCAATCTCTTGGTCTACATACAGAGTCGTGGTTGGCGAAGAATCAACCTCGCCGCCCGCAAGACGTAGCAAAGTGCTCGTGACTTGGCCAACCTGAGTTCGGAAGGTATTTTGACTGATGTCAATATTGTCAATAGCTCCAGGTTGCCCCGGCGTAACGATTGCCATTTAAACCGATGCCTTTGGTACTATTTTAGTCACTATAATCCCACTCTTAACGCTATTTCACCGGAAGTTGCAAATGAAGCCGATCCGACAATAACCTCGGTGGCTCTGACGTTGACTGCAATGTTTGTGATCAAAATATTTGTTGCGTAATACAGCCCACCTCTTGATAAAGTACTACACTTATTTCTTTTTTCGTCCCGTACCAACCAAAACTCGGCCTCCGCTTTTGCTCCCCTTTCTGTCACCTGCAAAAGCTGCAGTAGGTAACTGGAGTCCACCGGCCTTGCATCCTCGCTTACATTGTCGGTTTCGCCAACCTGAAAATCAAAAGCGCCCCCACCGGTAATTATGCTCTTTACGTTTTCGCCAAACTTCTCTCCTACTTGAGTTGTGTCGATAGCTGCACCGTCCAGCTCTAAAGACCACTCAGCTAGTTCGCACTGCAAAACCCAAGGAAAACCATTTACATCGCTTCTTGGAATTAAGTCGGCGTCGTCATATTCAGCCGTGCCAGCTGTAGGGCTTTCGTATGTCGGAGCAAAATCACAGATGCTTTCTAAAGTTACTTCGTCCCTAACATCGCTAAACCTGTAATCACCTGCGCCGGAAACGCAGTCAGTTACAGCGTTGTTGTAATCAGCAGTGCCTGAAGGGGCGATAAGAAGAGATTTAAACTCGTATTGAGCTAGGTTGATTTTTCCAGACTCTCCGCCATTCAGCGCCGCGCAAAAAGTGCTGTAAAAACTTAGCCGGTTTAAATTGTCTCTTGAAGCAAAATAATTTGCGCTTTTTGTGCCAACGCCGCAATAAAAATTGCTTGTGCCCTCTCCGACCCCCCTTCTATAAAAGAAATCATCGTCGTCACTTATAAAAGAGCGGTTCGGTCCGGCGTCTAAAAAACTTCCGGCATACATTGCAACGCCGTCAGAACATTGGCCTGATAACGGCAGACCTTCCTCTGAAAAAACGTAAACTTGGTCGCCTGACCAGAAGTCTTGAGTGTTTAAAACAAGGGCGTCAATGTCAGCTCTTAAAACTGAGTCGCTTACAACAATGGGGTTTGGGGCCTCGCGTCTTAAACGAACAATCCCGTAAGTTCCAAGTACAGCCATAGCATTAGAATCCGCCAGTTAATGGGCCAGAAATCTGGAATCCAACGCTACAAGATGTTACTGATCCAACTGACACTTCGGCAGAAACGCTAGTTAAAACCGCAGAGCCGCTTAACTGGTTACCGCCTGCTGAATCAAGAATCAGTTCTACATTGCTGAGTGGCTCTGAAGAGTTGTTTAAAATGTCGTTAAACAATGCAGTCGCACCACCCTCGCTTGGGTCATACATGATGTCTGCGCTGCCGGTTGTACCTCGTAAACCCGAAACGTAGGTACGGTCAAACTCTCCGATCTCGGTTGTTTCTAAAGAATCCTTAGCGATGTTTGCCGACCAAGAGCGTACCCTGGCAACTACTGTCCCGCGCCAACGCAGTTGACCATTACTTCCGGTGCGGACAGCCATGCCTATAAGCCTTTTGCTCCATTCTAAGCCCTAAAATCAACCGTCTAATGTTCCAATAAGCTTTACCGTCACACTTGAACGGTCATTAAAAACTGACCGAACTTGGGGCGTTTCTTGCCAACGCCAGTTTACATAATTGGGAATTTGAGCCTGCAATGCGCTGCTCATACCATTAAAAATATTCTGCGGTAAATTTAATTCCGTTCCAGGGCCGTATGCGGAATTAAAACACTCCAGAATTTTTGCTAGGTCGGCGTCGTTTACTGAAAACCGCAGATCAAGAACTGCGTCGAATGCTTTGCTGCCGTAAAGGCGAGTGGTCCCCGCTCCACTAATGCTGTTAAAACGCTTTGTAGGATACTCTCCTACAGTATAAGTGCGTTGGGTAGGGGTTAGCGAGGGAAAAGAAACTGCCATTACTAAATTAGTCCCTCAAGATTCCAGTTGCTGTCATCGTCAAATCCATCCACGATTAGGCTTTCGTCGTTGCTGTTGGTTGGGAAATGGATCGCCTCAACCTCAATATTACCGTCTTCATCAAACGAAAGCGATTGAGTCTTATACGTCTGCACGTTGGTACTGCCACTGTTTATACAGAACACAGAATTTGAAAAGCTGGTTTTGCCGCCTTGAACAAGCATCGTCGTTTCCCTAATATTTGTTGAAACGCCGTCCCAAAGCAAAACGGAATAGTTTCCATCCGCTAAAGGAGGCCAGGAAGTCACTGTTCCGTCATCAGCAATAGCGCCGTTTTGAGGTTGATCAAATGTTGTTGTTTCAAGCCCTAGCTTAAATACACCGCCGAGATCAAGATTTGCTTCGCTAGGCGTTGTTTTGAATTTGATCGAATGGGTGACAAGCCTGCGGAACTTGCACTCCCACTTGCCCCTGTCTATTGCGTGCCTTTGGTTTGTCGCAAAATCACTTATATCGATTGCCTCTATAGGAGCAAGATTCTCAACACCGGCTTCGCGCACTATAACTTCCCTGATCACAGGGAAAAGCCCTTTAGAAAAATCACCTGCATCAGCTCTTTCTTCGCGCCATCTAACCGAAACACGTGGTGCTATCCGGTCCGCTGCATCAAAATAATTTAGTTCAAACGAGCCATCGATTATGTTACCCGCAGTGAAAAGAGCTGTTATTACTTCTGGACCCTCAAAATTTGCAACAGGCTGCAAAGCAAATTTTCCGTTGCGTATCACAAAATCTAGAAGAAAATCAGCTGCTCTTTGAGCACCCCAAGTTCTAAGGTTTTGTTTTTCAGTAATAGCGCCGTCAAAAAAATACTTTCTTGAATAGTTCCACTCAGAAGCTTTGTTAAAACTATCTCTATCGATTTGCTGAGAACTTATGATAGAGCCAACTCCATATCTTTTTTTCGTAAAAAGATCATACAAGACTTCAGGGAACATACTTGTAGACATAACGCCTTTGTTTACATAAACGCTTAATTGCTGAAGGTTTCTGACTTCCTCGCTGCTTTTTATGTTAAGCCCCACAACTGCAGAAGCGAAATATTGTGGAACTGGACCGCCCCCAGAAACATTATTTATGTATACGATTTCATGCTCAGGCTCAGATACACTCGCTGTAACTTCGTTGTAGATGAAAGCTTCGGCTATTTTTGCGTAAGAGTCAACGTAATATGGGCTGTCCTCTCTGTTTCCAGCAAGCTGAAGACCTCCTTTTGGATAGAAGACCGATACACCAAAGCTGTCAACACTTCTAGGGATAATTTGTCCAGAGAACTGCAGCACTACTCCTCCTTCGTTTATCGTTTGAATGTTTTGCACTGCGTAGTCCAGAACAGCTAACTGGCCAGCCGCTGCGCCTGTGCGTATTTCCCACGAAGATAAGGGCTCAATCCTTATCTCGTAGCGATTTTGAAAGGTAAAATCTAATTTTAAATAATTGTAAACATCAACACCTGTGGCGCTCCTTACTCCGAAAATAGTGCTTATTTCTGTAAACTCTGAAGGGTTTGCGGCTACCCGGTAAGAAATGCGGAAAAAGCTATACCTAAGCTCTGGTCCGGTGTAAGTACCACTGGCAAAATTTACAGGCCTAGCGCCGTCAGCGTCTTCGCCAAGAAAACTATCACAAGCTTCGCTGTCTATCTCTTGATATGTTTTAGTATCTCTAAAATTACAAATACCTTGGATTCTTAAACTTAAACGACTTCTTAGGCCAATCTCTACCATCCTAGAATTGCGCTCAGTAACAATATTGGCTATAGCGCAACGCATGATATGGGCTGTGCTGCTGGCTATTCGAGCAGAACTACGGTTAGCTTGAATTAGCGGAACGAAATCAACTGCTCCAGGGCGGACGACTGTAAATGTAGCCGTCATATCTCTGCCCCCACCCGTGGGAGTCTGATCAGCATCGGAAACAAACGGTTGCGTATCACGATTAGAACAAATAGCCAATGCGCTGCCAATCTTGTAAAGCTGGCCAATGTTTATTAATTCGTCATACTGTTTTTGACGGCCTGCTACAGCACCAGCAACATCTCCAACTGTCGCCTCACCAATATTTCCTCCTCGTCGAAACCCGTTAGGTAAATCGTCTAAAGCGCATGTGCTCAAAAGCCTATAGTTAAGCTCGTCGCCGCTATTGACTTGAATGCTATTTCCCGTTATTTCAGAACCGTTTAATGCGTAAAGACAGGATTTTCCAGGGAAAATTCTATCCTGTTTTGCACGGTTAGCCAGTTCTTGAAAGTCAGTCTTACAGTTTACCTCGTTATCAGGTCTAACAACAAATTGCCTAGCGGGACGAAAATTAGGGTTTACTCTGTAACCTAAATTGTTGCCGATAAAGCCGTAAAGTCCTATCGATGTCTGCGTAGAAGGTTTTGAAGTAAAGCAAAAAGCAGGCTTGTAGCCGCCGTTTGCATTTTTTACCTGAAAAACATCATCTGCGCCGTCGTTCTCCGAGTTGGCTTCGTCATTAGGAGGCGTGACGCCGGAAAGATAATCCCCAGAAGTTATCCTTCCACCAGTGTTGTTGTAGTAAATTGATATTCTTCCTGTAGTAGAAAGACCTAAATCGTAACCGTTTAAAAGGTTGTTGCCGATAGCAAACTGCTCTGCATCGACAAGCATTCCAGCAAATCTGTCCTCGATATTACTTGATTCACCTACTAGAAAAATAGCCCTTAGCAGCTGACCGCCGCCAATACTGTATATTTGCGACCAAAGCAAATTGGTGTTTACTCTAATTCCTCCGTAGTATTTGCCATCAATTAACTGGCGATTGGCGTAAACAATAGGGATGGTGCTACCAATTTCAACAACATTTTGGACAGTATCAAAACCACTCTTAGCCGTAAACTGATCACCTCTGACAATAGTTTGCCCGTCTACATTTCTTGTTCTAACGTCAGGAGCCCTTCTTACTTGGGGTTTAGGCGCTAATAATGCCGAAGCAGCAGAAAGTACAAGACCAATCGCCAGGTTGATCAGAATAATGGTGAATGGTTCTAAAGCAACAGGCTCGCCAGGTCTTAGTTTGCTATGAAGAATCGCCTGCCGACAAAACCACACATACTGCTCCTGAGACATCCCAGTGATGCCCATAATCTCCCGATCCTGCGGGAGAAACATGATTCGATTTTTGTTAGGACTTAGCATTATCGCAATGAAATGTTTCCGGTGGAAGGGAGTTCGCCAACACTGATCTGAGTGAGAACTCGCCTAGGGATGTTTGCTTCAATTGCGTCCAAAGGATTACCCAGCCTTACTTGTAGCCTACTCGTATCATGCTCAAAACCTAGGATCGAATAAAGCTCTTCGCTGTAACGGTTTGTTTCGACTAACGTGTCTGGGTCAAGCCATACTGTGCGAATCTCTGCTAGCCAGCGTTCGTCTGACGCTGTTTGGAATACGTTTAAATCGAGTTGGTTGACAGCAAATACAACTGCAGCTGAAATATTGGCTGCCTGCAAATCAAGCGTTCCACCGCTAAAGCCGAACCCCGCAAACACGTAAGTTGTTCCTAGGTATCTGCGCGACTCACCTTGGAAAAAATTTTGGAAAGCGTAGCCTGTGTTCGAACCCTCGAAGTCAACAAGCTTTAGGTAAGTGCCAATTGCAAGCATTAACTAAGCCCCACTTTGGATCTGGACGATGGTCGCTGTTTTAGATCCGAAAATATTTGGCTCCTAGCTTTGCGGGAAGCGGCTTCGGAAAGCGTACGACCTTGGTCTACGGTTAGATACTCCACGTTGTTAATAACCGTTGTATCTAGATTAACTCGGATAGGCTCAGACATCTGCATTGCTTGACGCTCTGCTGTCCTTCGCTCAATTACTCGCTCCATTGACATAGAGCTTGACGATACTGCCGCTTGGCTTTGAGCTATTGCTTGCTTTGTGCTGTAGTTACTGATGTAATTACGGCTGTCGGCTAGTGCTACCTCGCTGTCAGTTTCAGACTCGTCGCTTGATCCAGAGGTGCTGTTTGTTGATAATGCTTCACGGCTGGCTGAAAATACATCGTTAGGAATAATTGTGCCGTTGCTTGAGGGCACATAAAGCTCGGGTCCGCGCTCGCCCACGATGTAAGGCGTGTTTTCGCTGACTGGGCCGCCGTTTGCTCTTTGCCTAATACCAAAATTTGGTCCTAAAGTACCGAATACGTTTCCGGCTATATTTGTAAATTCCCCGCCGCCTGAACCTATACCGGTTCCAGGTAAAGAAGTTTGGCCCCCAACAGGTGTACCCAAGCCTGCAAAAGCCTTGGCCAGACCAATCGCGATATACTGAGCGATCAATGTTGCTGCAGTCTGAATTAACTGGTCCGCAATCGTGCTCAAGAAGTCGGCGAAGGCTTCCTCGGCGCTCTTCGTTCCAGCGACTACTT